AAAGATCGGTAAAGTATTTGACATCTTCTTTCTCGATCTTTGTAAGTTTTCTCTTTTTACCCTTTTCTTTAAGGTCTGACAGAGTTTTCGTTACATCAGTTAGACATTCTTCCAGAGAGGCAAGTACGACCTCTTCTTTAAAATTAGCGGGAATTTCGATTTTCACGGCTATTATCCTTGAACTAGGTCTACGACTTCACAGACGCCAGCCGTGCAGGCAAGCTGCTGGCTTCCTGTCGTGTTGTCTTGGTTCTCATACTGGGAAATACGCGACCAATCAACACTTGCGGGCATCTTAGCGGCTAGGTTTTGGTAGTCCTCTTCTGTGCAGTCCTGATAGGGGGCTTGATCGTAGATATGATCCGAGTGTGGCAGGAAGGAAATACCAGAACAAATATCAAAGTTCTCGTATACCCAAGCACCTACGGCAACCCACTCGTGGTCCCTTACGGAGATTGTGACAGAGGGTTTGTGTTCCGTCCAGTTCAAGGCGTAAGTCTTCCACATCTCTAGCTGCTCGATGGCAGTCATGTCATTTCTAGTAACCGCCCCTTTGGGAGCCTTCATTGGAAAGGAGAAAACTACAACCCTGTCAGGATGGAACTTCTCTGGCTCGTTAGGAATACCAGCATCAGCCATTAGTTTGGTTAGTGGGTCTTTAATGTCACAGCGAACTGTGCGAACATAGTAGGGGCTATGGCGGGCATGAATGCCGCTGGAGGCGTCTGTTAGCTGGCTGACCGTGCCTGACGGCTTGCAGCAGGTAACGGCTGTAGACTGAGGAATACCAAGTTTGGCAGCCCATTCTTTGTTTACTTCTACGGCATGGTCGCGTAAGGCGCGAAGAAGTTCAGCAGAAGGATTATTGGTGATAGGTGCGTCCATAATGCCGGTCAGAGAGACGCCTAGCAACCGTTCCTCTTCGGTATTCCGCTTCCAAATCTTACGCAGATAGGGGAAGTTTGTGAAGGTAGACTGGATGGTTCCCAAAACAGTAGCTGCCCATACCTTTTTCTTTAGGCTCTCTTCTGTATCTGAGTGACGAACAACCACCTCAGTTAGATTACAGAACTGATAGGGGCGGAGAATGATCTCGCTGCAGGGGTTGGTGCCAAACTCATAATCTGTGTCTCTACGGCCATTCTTTTCAGCATGCTTGATTGCTGCATAGCGGGCAAAGATACCGCGTTCGCCAGACTTGCTTTCTACAAGAGACAGCCACTCGCGCATGAAAGTCTCTGTATCTGGCTTTTCCTCGTAGATAGCCGAGTTATTGGCAAGGGCGCGATGCGGAGAATAGGTCCACCATTCACCGCTTTTAGCGCGGCGCATATGATCGTCCTGAAGATCGGATAGGCTGATCATTGCCGAACGACGAACACCCCCAGACACTACAATATCTGCCACCTTACACATAATGTCATGACACTCAAGAGTACTGAGCTTGCGGCCAGCGGCTTTCTTAAAGGTTTCAACACAGAACTTGAATAGCTCTACAAGAGGCTCAGGACCTGACGCACGGCCACCGAAAGTCTTTAGGCGGGCACCCGAAGGACGGACGCCAGACACATCCCATTTAGGCTCGTCGATAGGCATGTAAGAACAGTTGTAGGCACAGGTGTTATCCCTGTCCAGCGCAGAGCCAGCCGTCATCATCATACGCATAGAGGGCATGACTTCCAGATTAAGGATCATTTCCTCTAGAGTATTGATCGTCTTTTCGTCATCCGAAATTACACGGCGGACAACATTATCAATGTACCGCTTTACCGTTTCAGACCAACTCTCTCTACGATTCTGTTCAGGTAGCCAGCGAGCGTAGCGAGATAAAGCAATGAAATTCTGATAGTCTGTTGGAAGGTAATTTGACATAATAATGCTGTCTCCTTAGATCAAGGTTGCCGATAAGTTTTATCGTGAAGGGAAAGCATCATTATACTATAGTGGATGATCTTCAACAAGTCGTTTCTGTTGCGACCCTCTTTTTTACCGTAACGCTTCCAATACTTTAGAATGTTTCCCATAATAAAACCATCGCCATAGCCAGCGTCGATGATCGTATCCGTAGCTTGGTAGTTACTTGAGGCATAGTGCTGTGTATACGTCTGGTCGATATACTTCTTGATATCTACCAAAATCATATCTTCGTTGAAAGAGTAATCAGGTTCTCTTGACACAGGCAGTTCTTCCACTTTTGACATCAGCAGTCCTCTATTTGAAAGACAGAACGGTATTGATTCTTTTTCTAACGTAGTTAACTTCTTTAGACCGAAGAACCTTAAAAGCAAAGCCTCGCATTTTCTTAGAGTCTACACCAGCAAGATCGCAGACAGTTAGAAAATCCTCTGCCGTAACACCTACTGAGGCAAAGAACCAAGCCTGAGCATTTCGTCTTGCGACGACCTCTTCTTCAGGCTCATTGTCTGATTGCGGTTTAGTTGCATCGAGGATCGCTTGTAGAAGAACGCATAGAAAAAGAAGTTTTTCTGGGGGAGCGTTATGATCTATAAATTCCTCTAAGTCAAGATTAATCTTACTATTACTCAAGTTTTTCTTTAGCCCATTTTAAAATTACATTAACATCTTTACTGGAGCAATATTCAAACCCGTGTTTATCGCACCAATCCCCGTAAGTTGTCTTAGACCCTTTATAGAGTTTGGACTTGGGGTTATCGAAGACAAAGCGAATATCGAGAAATAAATTATCTTTTCGGATGTAGAGATGCTTCATTCTATCTGCTGTGGTGAAGCGTCCTTTAACTTCTAAAATAATTCCGTTAGCAAGAACAAAGTCTGGGAGATACTTACGAACTAGAGATACTTTAAAAGGTATTTTGTAGGGTTCGTATCTATGGGTTATTTTATTACTCTTTAGAAAACTGAATAACCTCTCCTCAGACCCTGATCTAAACTTCTTAGGCATCAGTTACTTCGGGTACATCAGGCTCGTTGATGACTTTTACTAAGTAACGAGGGCCTGTAGAATAAGTAAATGTTCTGATACCCTTACCGCCGTTGGCAGAACCCCAGCAATGGTCCCTAAAGTCACAGAAGCTGCACCCTACAGCCAGCTTCATATTACCAGACTTACCGTCTGGGACAGGCTCGTAGCATCTCTCAGGAGGCATTGGGTCTTCGAGCATTGCCCGTAGCTCATCGATGCGAATATCTGGATTGATCATATCCATTTGGTGAAGGGGAGCAAAGGCAATCTCTCCGCCCACCTTATCAATGGCAATGAACCCTGCTTTCGTTTTGTTAGAGGCTTTAGCGTAAGAAGAAAGCTGCGCTACATAGCCAAACGGATCGTCGTTTGCTACAGTGTTCTCTTTGAATTTCTTAAAGCTAAATGGTGAAGCACTCTTAAAGTCAACCATAACACCATCTACGATAGCATCGTGGTGTCCTACAACGCCATTGACCTGCACTTCCTTTTGAGGGTCTTCTAGCGTATGTCCTGCGGTTTTAGTTAGCAGAATAAGAAGCTGTTCTAGAATATCGCCGTACAGAAACTTAATGAGTGTAGGACCAGTAAGGTCTCTCTTAGGAGCGCCATTAATCTCATACCAAACTTTTCTGTTTGGCTGACCGATCATAGACAGGCGAAGATTGTTTCGTTCCTTACGACTGCGAGAAAGAGCAGAGGCAACAGCCTTTGAAACACCATCGGCAAACTCTTTTAGGTCTTCTTCTTTTATTGTTGTTTTTGAGTCGCTTGTGAAGAGGGTATAGATGTCCTCTACTAGCGTGTCGATGTTTTTCATTAACTGTTGCCCCTGCCTAGGCCTTAAGCGGCCTTAGCCAGTAGCGGGCTATTCTTAGGAGAAGATACCAGACGATAACGGGTATACATCTCGCCTTCTGGGGTCTTGGCGCGAAGGGCTTCGATTACAAAGCCAAAAGCACGAAGACGGGAAATGGTGGCAGTTAGGTTCTCTGCCCAGCCATTCTCGATAGCAGTCTTACGAGTAACGCGGCGACGTTGACGTAGCGCCTTTAGAATACGAAGTTCGTTAGAAATCATGGTGTTAGCCTCTTTAGTTTGTGTAATATGTCCACTTTATAGTGTTGGTGGTCCCACTCCTACACCCACCAACGAATGCTATCCAAAAACGATAGCCCCGTGTTACGCTTACTTTACAGGTTTACGACTTCTTTCTCGTCTTCGATTGAATAACCATCAACCGGAGTAAAGCCCTTCGAGTAAGGGATCAGATCAATAACCTGAACACTTACAAGCTCTGCTGAGAAACCGGACTTGCCGTTACGGTTCCAGTCATAGGGCTTATACTTAATGTTGCAAAGGCTACCATTTCCGATAAGCTGACCGTTCCAACGCTTTGTCTGTGCGTCCACAACTTCTGGAGCCTCGCGCTTAGAACCATCGTTCTTAAACACTTTACGCTTTAGAGAGATATAGTCGCCGCGATCATCGCCTTTGTTGTAGATAGTCAGACCATCGCCTTCGACGATTTTCTTTGTAGCTGGATCAAGAACAACATCCACTCGCCAAGTCGGCTCATAGGTTGTATTAGGCTCTACTAATGCTGCCCAATAAACTTTACCAGTAATGATACGGTACTTGGATTTCTTTAGGGTAGTTTCGGTGTTCTCAGTCATTATTTCAGTCTCCTGTTCAGATGAGCATTTAGCTCTATTAGAAATAGTAAGTTACTCTACTTGGAAGAAGTTGTCAATAGTTTTTTCAAATCTTCCATACTATCTAAAGAACTAATCTCAAGATTGTAACAATCGGCCCTTGCAGTGAAGTTATTGGAGGGGTCAAGTGTTCCCTTCTTGAGCAGGTTAGCCTTAGAAAAGTATTCCTCTTTAGATTTATAACCCAAAAGCCAACCCTTTGTCAAGGACGAAAGAACACGGGTAAAGACATAGTAATCACAGCGTTGCTTGGTGTTGAAAGCTGCTACGGAGCATTCGTAGGTAGGCTTAGGCTTACTTGTGCAACGCTTGGACTTTACGTCTAGGGTCTTACCCGCCGCCGTCTTCATGTCATAGTCGTAAGTATTTCCTAAAGGAAGCTCTAGGTAATTACTTACCAGAATTTCTCCTAGAAACCCATAGATGTTACCGCCACCAGCAGTAATGGAATTGTTCAAGCGCCCCATTTCATCTGACATAAGACGCGCTTTATAAATATCGTCAATTGAAATGGGAT